GTGGTGATTTTGCCGCTGTTCGTGGTCAGGCCCGCCGCCGACCATGCGTTCGTCATGGTCGTGTTGCGGTAGATGTGCTTGCCAGTGTTCTGCGCCGCGTAGTTGAAGGTCTCGTTGTCGAAGATCGCTTCGTGAGCGACGCGCAGACGATAGTCGTGGTCGCTTTCAGGGGACACAAGATAGGGCGTCCCGGTGATCGATCCGTCGTCGTTCTGCGAGAGCATGCGAACGGCGCTGACCTGAGCCGGGTTTGCGCCGGTATCGAGCGCAACCAGAAGCCGCTTGTTCGTGTCCACGTCCGCTTTGACGCCTGACGTGCCGCCAATAACCTCAAGAGCCATTGTTCAATCCCATACCCAAGCGACATTCCAGATGCCGTAAACCCTGTCGCCGCTTCGCGTGACGGCGCGGATGGTGAAGCCGGAGCCGGCGACAATAGACGTGGCGAACACGAGCGGGCCGTCGACGACATGCTCGTCAACGGAGTGATCCGCCGTCGCCACAGGGAAGAGCCACGCTTCCGCCAGAGAGTCCGAGGCGATCGATGATTGCCCGGTCACGGACGCAGAGGCTTCGGTCGCGCCAGGATGCGCGCCAAAGTCCACCGTCGTCGTGCCTTTGGCGCCCATCTGGCATGCCTCCCCTTCAGGCCCCGAGAATGGCCTTGACCTGCTTCTTGGCATCCGCGATTTGCGCGAGGATGCCCTCAAGGTTCTTGGCCGCGTCCGCTGCTGCCTGCGTGTCCGCCTCAATCGAAGCCTTGGCTGCGTCTGAGGCCGCCTTTGCCTGCGCCTCGGCAGAGGCCACCAGACGTTTGGCTTTTTCCTGGGCGTCCGACACAGTGCTCTTGGCGGTCGCCTCCGCCTCGAGCGAAACGCGCCCGGCCTCTGACTTGACGCGCGCAAGCTCTGCATTCGCCTTCTCAAGGGCGTTGCGAACTGCCGACATGCTCGCGTCGATCTTCGCGACCTCCGCATCCGCTTCCTTGCGGGCAAGCGCCACACGATCCTCTGCGGCTTGGGCCTCCGCCTTCGCCGTTGCGATCCGATCACGCAGCGCCGTGACTTCGCTCTCGAGAGCGAACGCGCCGTCAATGACCTCTTGCGCCGTAGCCAGTTCCCGGGCGAGACGACCCAAGCTGCCAGCCTTGTCCTTCAGACGCGCCACTTCAGTCATCGACGGGTCCTCCGGCACAGCACGGAAACAACAACAGATTGCGAGACACCGCCGCCGGAGCTGCTTGGCCGCATGTAGAATGGCACTTCCATGAGTGTATCGATTGAGGCAGTCGCCTTAGAGAAAGCGTTTCCCTGCGGATCTGTCAGCGTCGAGTAGGTGTCGATATTGGCTCCCTCCAGCGTCACCACGGCGCTGTCGAAGGTTCCTGTCACCTGTGCCGTTCGGTCGGAGAACTCGTGCAGCGTGACGGGATGACCCACCTCATTGGTGGCGGTCAACGTCCACACGACCAACACGGACTGCGGGCTGTGCTGGTCCGGGAAGAAAGTCAGTTCTGGTTGAACCGCCGCCATTTTCGTCAGCCCTCTTCAACAGGAGAGGGTTTTGATCCCCTCTTCCCGGAGGCTAGAGCCCCGGAGACAGGAACAACGAGTGGCGCGGCCGGTGCGTCGACGCCAGCGGCGCGGAAATGCGGGTTGCCGAGAACCTTCGACTTCTGCGCTTCAGAGAGGTGCGCGATGTCCACCTCGGCGCTCATGGGGAACGTGACGCCGAACATGACAGTCTGCAGACGCGACAGACCCTCGTTGCGTTCAAGCTCTGCCGGGTCGCCAATGAAGATGACGCGCATGTGTTCCTCTTGATGTTCGTAAGCATGGGGCCACGCCTTTCGACGTGGCCCCTGCCCTGTTAGCCGACGACAAGCGCCGGGTTGACGTAGCCGCGGATTTCCACCGAGAGACGGCCAGCCGCGAACGTGGCGCAGGTGGCCACGCACGTTGCCTGGATGAGCGTCTTCTTGGTGAAGTACGGGAAGATGCCGTCAGCAAGGATGCCCGAGAACGGGACGATGTTGCCAGCAGTCGAGGAGATGGACGGAGCCGCGAATGCATCGCCGTTCATCACGCCGAAATTGCCGAGACCGTCAGCGTCGAGCGCGTCATAGGTGCCAGAGCCACCATTGGCGGCCCATCCCATGTCGAGGTCGAGCGTTTCGGTGGCGTTCGTGTCGATGTCGTCGAGGTACATCGTGCCGCCGGTGCAGACAAAGCCCGCCGGCACCCAGCAAAGCTGGTAGATATCCGCCGCCGTCGGGTTGGCCGCGATGTCGATCCAGCCGGGGATGCCGTAGGTGACGAAGCCCATGCCCAGATCGGGCGCCGGGATGGTGGAGAAGCCGCGCGGGCCAGTGAAGGTTGCCATTGTTCAGTCTCCTCGCGCTTACGCGACGGCCATGTAGATCGTCACAACGCCGTGCTGGACGGGCGACGTGCCGAAGTGGATTTTCTTGTAGGCATCAAGCATTTCGATCCCGAGGCCACGGCGGAACTCGTAGTCCGACGTGTCTTCGATCGCGGCCATTTCCTGACCAACGCCCCACGCGAGGGCCTGACGGCCGACGAGAAAGCCGACAGCCACGTCCGCGCCGCCGTTGCCGACGCCGGAGAGCACCGGCATTTCCGGGATCTCCTTGATCATCACGCCGCGATAGATGAGTTCGCCGCCCGTGAAGATCGGGTTCGACTTCAGCGCGCCCTCGTTGCGGACACGCGACTCACGGTCTGCCGCGAGGATCGTGGTGTCTTGCTCAAGATAGCGGAACGCGCGCGTTCCGACATAGAGGATGTACCACTCGTTGGAGTCGCCATCGACCATGTAGGGGTGAATGCGCGGGCTTGAGAGCTTCGCCTTCGAGCGCGCCAGATCAATGATTGCCGCACGCGGCGTATCATTGGTCGTGTCACAATTGCCCAGCGTCGTCGAGTGGTCGGTCGTGACGTTCGAGAGCGCCGAACCCGCCACAACGCGGTCTGCGTTGTTCGTGATCCAGGTGTCCTTGTTGGCTTCGCTCGCAGTCGTGACGGACGCGCCGTCGATGGACACCACGGCGCCGGCAGAGTTGGCGGCGGTGATGACCGGACCCGTCGAGGACGACGTGACCTTGCCGTAGTAGAGGTTAGCGCCCGTGCCCGACGGACGGACCGACAGGAGCTGATCAATGATCCGCGAGCGGACCTTGTTCTTGCCCCAGTTCTTGACGAGCGTCTTTGAGGCTTTCGCCACGTCGAAGTTGACGAACGAGGTGTCGCGCTTCGTGAACTTCGTGGCATGGCGGAGGAAGTCCACCGTGACTTGTTCGTTCGATGCGGTCGCCGCTTCTTCGTTGCCTTCCAGAACGCCCGCTCCGGCAGTGCCGTCGCCGGTCAAATCGGGGAAGAACGGGATATTGATCGTCTGGCCGCCACCGACAAGCTCCTTGCGGGCCACGATGACATTGTTGGCGCCCTCCCCCGTAACCTGGAGAAAGCCGCTTTCGCGCTGGAATTCCATGAAAGTTTCGGCGGCCCACTTTTGCAGGTAGTGGGCGGATGCCAGAGTGGTCTCGGCCATTGGGTGTTACCTCTTGAACAAAGCGTCGTATCCAGAGACGGGCGCGTTCTGCGTTGCCGTGACACCCACGACTTCTGCGAGAGACGGCGCCTGTCGGCGGGGTTGAGCTTGCGGAGGCTGGACTTGGGCTTGAGGTGCGGTGACAGGCTGAGCGACCGGCTGTTGCGCCTGAAGCTGAGCCTGCGAGACGTAACCGCGCGCTGCGGCCATCGCCTCGAACTGCTCCTCTGCCCACGCTTGGGGCGTTTTTCCGCCCAGCGTGTCGAACGTCTTCCACTCCTGGTATCTCGGCAACGCCGTCCCGTAAGGGTCGTCGTAGCGCTTGAGATCAGCGCGGGCATCTGCGGGAAGGCTGCGCAGCCAGTCGTTGAACTGGCCCCACTCTTCCGCGCCGAGTTGCGCGCTCCAGTAGCGTTCCGAGGTGTTGACACGCACACGCGCAATGTCGGCCTCGGCAGCGCTGCGAATTGGGGTGACCCGCTGTTCGACCAGTTGATCAAGGTGCGCCCAGAAGGCTTCTTGATCGACCAGGGGATCAGGTCGGACCGCCGCCGCTTCTGCTTCGCGACGTTCAATTTCATCCAGCCTGCGTTGCGCTTCGGCGAGCCGTCGTTCGGTCGCTTGGCGCTTCTCGCGCTCGCTCAGGAGGGTTTGTCCGGGAACGGTCCACTCACGTTGCGTTGCAGCCGGCGGCGCTGCCTCTTGTGCGACGGGCGCGGGCGGAGAGACTTGCTCTTGCGCCGGCGGGGTCGCTGAAACTGTTTCGCCCGTTGGTTGAGGCTCTGGTGCGGGCGGCGCTTCAACTGCGGGAGCCGCTTGCGGCTGCTCGATGTTGTCGCTCGCCTGCGCCGGGCCTTTGCCCATCAACGCGTCGTATCCGCTCATTCCGTTACTACCCTCAGTCCGTGGCGTGGACCAGACGAAGACGCCCGTTACAGCGGCGGCCCGTTGGCGCCCGTTACAGCCGGCGGCGCTGAAAGAGGTTGCGGATTCAGAAGCTGATCCGTTCGCTCGATGGTGGAGAGTTTAGTGTCCGCGTCGGTGCTGCGGGTTTCGGCTTCGAGCTTCGCGGCTTGCGCGTTGTTCTCGCGCGTCTCGCTCTTGATCTTATCGATCGTTGCGAGCAGCTCCGCGATTTGGCCTTTGACCATTTCCATCTCGGCTTGCTGCTGCGGGTTGGGTCCGCCCTCGGCTCCCTTCTTCATCTTGTCGATGAGAAGCTGCTTGTTCGGGAGCGTTGACGCTTCGAGGATCACTTCCGGCGGGATCGGGACGCCTGCCGTTGCGAGTTGTCCGAGCGTCTCGAACTGTTCGGCTTGCAGGGTCGCAGCTTCTGGCGCGCGATCGATGATGATGTCGAAATCGAGTTCGGCGAGCATCGGCCCCGGCTCGCCCATGTCGCCGGGCTGCATCTGCGGGCCGCCATTGTGGCCCATCATAGGTGCGCCCATCTGGGGCGGCATCTGTTGTTGCTGTTGCGGGGATTGCGTAGGTGCGCCGTTCGTGGGCGAAGGCGCGCCGTTCACCCCGACGAACTGTTCCTGCCCTTGGTCATCCGTCACGCGGATGTACATTTCCTCGGTCCAGAACTGCTTGATGCGGGACCAGATGGCGCGATAGACGCGCAGCTCCCAATCGTAGAAGCGATCGAACACCGGCCCGAGCGCACCCATGCCCGCCTGCTGAAGCGCGAGGATGGCGCGGCCGGATTGTGCGTGCCCCTGCTCTCCCCGAAGCTGCGGGTTCGGCCCGAGATTTTCGAGGAACAGGCGCGCTTCATCGCCCATCGCCTTCTGGCCTTGGGCGAGGTCGATGTTCTTCAAGATATCGAAGCGAGCGCCAGTGCGGACCTGCATGATGCCGTCGGGCCGCGCGGCCTCCGCACGCAGTTTCTCATCGTTGCCGTCGATCGCCGCACCTGGCTCCATGACGATCTGGTTCGTGGTCAGGAGGTGCAGCGATTTGGAGCGGCGCTTGTTCGTCTCGTCCTGCGGCGAACGCATGTTGCGGATGACGCCGTAGCGCCAGTTCTTGCGGGAGACGTAGAGCGAGAACGCGACGATCGGGTGCGTCGGCCGCCCCATGTCGTCCTTCATCGTTGCGGGTTGGGTGAAGAGCTTCCCGCCCCCAGTGAACACGCAGCGGAACCAGCCCTTCTTCGGGTCGCGGTGCCACATATCAATGATGAAGACGCGGCGGCGCTGACTGTCTCCGAGCGCGTTGGAATTCGGCACGTCGTCGAAATCGCTGTCGCCACCTGCGGCTGCAGGGCTGCTGGCCATCGTCGATGTGATGGCCATTTGGATACGGTTGTATTCTTCGAGGTCGCGTTCGTAGAGCCGTTGTGCTTCCGCAGCCTGAGCGGCCTGTTGCTGGTAGAGCATCGTAGCCTGAATCGCCAACGGCTCCCATTGCGCATAGAGGATGGGATCCTCGGGCGGGTCGGGAATGCGCGGCGGCTCCGGCGCGGACGGGGGCTCTTGGGGCTTCGGCGGAAGATACGTCGCGAGCGCGACGTCCTCGTCCAGCCATTTCGCCGTTCCGAGATAGCGTGCGTCCGAGAAATCGTAGCGGCGGGAACGCGGATCGTAGAAGAAGTCCTTCCACTCGATCGGGATGATCGGAACGCTGCGGGCGTCCGCACCGACCTCAACCGCAGCCGACCCGGACTTGAGCGCATCGAGGAAGGCGTTCGCCTTCAGCATCGAGAGCCGGCTCTGGTCCTTCACGAAGCGCAGCACGTCCGTGCCGACTTCTGAGCCCTTCTGGTCCTTCGGGGTGCGCGGCTTGGCGCGAGGTTCCGAGCGCGCCCGCTGCTCCACACCGGAGATGGAATCCACCTGGCGCTGCACGAGATTGAAGACCGCGGGCGGCTGGTTGCGGTCCGCAAGGATGTTGAGTTCGGTCTGCGTGTAGTGCCCGAGCCCCGTTCCGGTCACGTCGCCGTCGTAATAGTCCTGATCGATAAAGCTCTGGCGACGCGGGTCCGCGCAATCCGAGGCGTATTCCTGCCAGTAACGCTTGTAGGTCTCGACTTCGAGACCGGCATATTCTTCCTCCCCTTCGGGAGACACAGGAGCGCCATCATACATGGCGGGAGTATCGGAGCGCGGGGCGCTTGCGCGGGGTTAGCCAATACTTTGCGCTCGCGCCTAATCGGCGGCGGGCAAAACGTCCCAGCGGAAGAATCCCGGAGGCGCGTCAGCCAACGAGGACCAACCGCGCAAATCGTACTCGTCCTCTTCGGTCCCCCGTGACGGAGACCACCACCCAGCACCCGTCCAAGACACCACGTCCCAGTCGCCCCCTTGAAGTCTCACCAGCACGAAGGCGCTCTCGTTTCTGGGTGCGTCACTCATTGGTCGTAAGTCAACGCGTGCCGCTCGCTTCGGCCGTGGCACGAACTCTTCCCATTCGTGCCCAGTGGTGGGGCTATGCTGTCCTCGGCAAACACGCATCCCGCCATCGCTGAGTTCGTGGACTTCCCAACGGGTATGATGTGCAGGTCTGTTCATGCGACAAGCATAAGCCGCTTCGCCCTAGCTTGTCTTCCAGCCATTGCCTGATCTGTTGCGGTGGAAGCCGTAGTCGCCGGCCTTGGGGGTGTTGACGGCCTTTGCCGCGACCACATACGGCCGCGACATGCACTCATAGCGCCAGTCGTCGGCCGCATGATCCTCCATGTTGGAGTCAAGGTCTTCCGGGCGGTTCTTGTCGTGTTGAAGCGCGGGGATCGTGCGGATGGAATCGAAGCAGGTGGAGAAGCACGCGATCATCGGGTTGCCGTCCTCGTCACCTACAAGCCGAGCGCGCATCTGGTCCCAACCGCCCATCGCCCCGCGATCTGGGACACGCTTGTTGTCGGCTTCACGGAAGTAGATTTTTCCGCCCGAGCCGCGGGTGATTTCCTCAGAGATCGGCGGGCCGCCATTTTCCGCGAACGCTGCCGGATCGAGTACGCCGTCGGTCGGACGTGGATTCATGGTCTTCTCGATTTCCCAGAGCCCCTCCCCGACTTTGTGCGCGTGAAGCTTCAGGCCCGTGTTAGGGATCGAGACGCCGGACTCGTCCTTCTTGCAGCCGTACCACTCGCGATAGCGCACGAGCGCGCCGCGCGGCAGGATGATGCCCTCTGCCGTGGTGTAGGTCTCCGACGCAACGGCCCACCATCCGAAGCTGAAGGGCTTGGCGCTGCCCCAGTCGCCCGATCGGCTGCGTGCCCAGTGTTGCGGAATCTCAAACGGCTTGATGACGTGGCGACGATTGTCCCAGCAGTCGAAGAAGGCGCCGTCGATGATGTCCCAGTCACCCCAGCGCATCGCCTTGACGAGCGCTTCAGAGCCAAGGCCTTCGAGACGCCCCTCATAGCCGGGATCGTCCGACGCCATGGACGGATTGTCCTCTAGCACCGCGCGAATGTACTGGCGCAGCATCCCGCCTTCGGACTTCGGCATGGAGCGGATTGCCATGGGCTCCACGCCATCGATGAAAGTCCGCTTTACCCAGAGGTGGCCGATATTGCCGGGGTTGGTGCCGCACATGATCCGCGGGAAGCGGCCTGCATATTGCGGCGGGACGTTGATGCCAACCATCCGTACGCGGTTGCGGAGGTAGCGATACATGGTCTCGAGGAAGGTCGTAAGTTCGTCGATCACGAGGACATGGATTTCCGCCCCATGATACTTGTAGACATGCGCCGGGTCTTTGCAGTGGCAGAGGTAGATTTTCGAGCCATTCCAGAACCGGATTTCGTCTTCGACGATTTCGACAAGCCCCGCCAGTTTCCACGGCGCGAGCAATGCGCGGAAGCCGCTCGGCCCTTCGATGTGGTTCTTGATCAGGTCATCGAGGACGCGGCGGAAGATGTAGCACTGAAGGCCCGGGATCGACGCACACCACACGATCAATGCCACCCGCATCAGGTGGCTCTTCCCGCCCCCCGCCGCACCGCCGTACAGGATTTCCGTCGCGAGGCTGTTGAACGCCTCTCCCTGCCTAGGATGCAGGTGAAGGTTCAGAGGGGCCGATTGTGACATTGATCACCGGGACGAGCATGGTGCCGTCCTTGCCTGTGTGCTCGTGCTGCTGCTTGTCGCGCCAGGTATCGCCGCGGCGGTTTTTGAGCCACATGGTTGCTGCACCCACGTCCGGAGCTACGTGCTCCACATATGGGGCGTAGACAGGCGCTGGCGCGTTCGCGGGCATGAAGATCTTCACGGCGTTGTGCGAGTAGCCGACGGCGCGGTTGTAAAGCGCCCGCTCCACCCGATCGTCGCACGCCTCCTTGCCGGCCCTCAAAGCCTGACAGAAACGCTCGAAGCGATGGCACCAACGATAGATCGACCGAACGTCCACATTGAAGAAGTCCGCGAGCTCCATGTCGGTCGCGCCGAGACGGCAAAGCTTCTCCGCCTGTTCGACGTACTCTTCCTTGAAGTCTGTCGGTCTGCCCTGCTTAGGGAGGGGCTTTTCATCTGGCGGCGGGGGCTGGAGAATCCCGGCTTTCACGAGAGCGGCCGCCTTGGACGCAGTGCTCTTGCGCCCCGCCCCTTTGCGTGCGCCGCCTCGTCCGGCCTTCTTTGAAATGGGCTTCTTGGTCGCCATGGTTTTTCAAAGGTATGGCGAATTCAAAGGTGCGCGGGCTTAGATGCCCCAGCCATATCCGTAGCCCTGCTGACGGAGGGCGTAAGCCGGGGCTGCTGCAATGCGCAGGGTCCGGACTTCGCCGGTCTCAAGCGTCACGAGATATTCGATGAAGCCGAAGCCTCCGAGGTCGGTGAGCGTTGCGGAGAAAGTCGCGTTGTCGATCACAGGATCGGAGGAAGAGCCGCCTTCCTGAATGGTCACCGTGTCGATGGCAGAGGGAAAGGTCACCGTGATGAGGTGAGCCTCGTTCCTGTCAGCCTGAATGTAGATGATCCGGCAGCGGTCGTCAGACCATGCCTGTCCGTAGGCTGAATAGCCGCCGCGTTCGAGGGCTTCGATGTGGGTTGCCATGAGAGGAAGTATGGCGGCGTTGGGGTCGAATGCGGTTCAGCGAGTAGCGGAGCCCGCCCCCCTCCCGCTTCCAAGGGAAGAGCCGATAGTGATGATGGCCCTGTACTTCATCTTCAAGGTGGGGTGGGTCACGTCCATGGACATGGAGACGCGCTTCCCGGCGCGGCGGAGCGCTTCTTCTGCGTGAGGGAGAGCGTCGCGAAGCTGGTCGCGGTGCCCCGCCCAATCCAGATGGATGATCTCTGCGCCAACGGTGTCGGTGACGCTGGCCCACGCCATTGCGCCGGGCGGCCGTTCGGTCCCGTGTTCGATCGGTCCGAGAATACGGGTGAGCGGGGCGAACTTTGCGAGGATGGAGACGTAAGGATGAACTGGCGCGGCTTTCACGATGGGCTCGAGGAGCGGCGCGGGTCTCGCCAGCGGCTCCCGCTCGTACTGCCGCTCCTTTTCAATCCAGAACAGGATGTCGTCTGCGTCCTGAATGATGGACTTCGCAGGCTCCATCATGTCGGTGAGGCGGTCGAGAGCGTCGTCCAGATTGGGGTTTGACCGGCGCCACCGATGCACTTCGTCGTTGTCATCTTCGACAGTTGAGCGGTTGTAGCCGGAGATTTTTGAAAGCGTCGTTCCTGTAATGAAGGAGCGGGTGAGGTGAAACCAACACTTTCTGACCAGAAGTGCGGCGTCCTTGCGCCGGCGCGCGGCGGCGAGATGCGGGTCCACCCCAAATAGCGAGCAGAGCATCATCAGGCTTCGCCATGCAAACTTCACATCGTCTTCATACCGAGGGTCCACGGAGAAGGGATGGTTTTGCGCTGTCGCCCAGGTGCTCATGCGGAGAATCTAGGCGAGGCTTTTGGTTAGCGAAACGTGAAACTAGGTGGCGATTCCCGCCTCTTTCAGCTTCACTTCAAGCACATCGTTCCTGACGTGGGAGCGAAGCACGTTTACGAGGACATCTGCGAGAGCGTCAGCGTCGAAGGCTTCGTCATCTGCCGGGGGCGTCCAGTCAATGTCGAGTTCGCGAGGGGCTTTGCGCCTGCGGGCGTAGCGGACATGGACGTTCTCGTCAGGAAGGATCGTCACGATGTAGTCCTTCTCATCGACAACGCAGCAGACCTTGCGGTTGATGGCGGGGCAGTCGATGCGAACGATGCGGAGGTTCCTGCGGGCGTCGCAGAGACGCTCCGCTTTCCCCGCACGAATGGCGCGGATCATCTCGCAGAAATGCTCGCGGGTAAGATCGACGCGAAGGCGCTCACGGGCCCGGCGCTTGGCGTGGGTTTCGGTCATGACTCGCCTCCCGGTTTCAGCTTGTCCACGATGGATTTGATGATGTCGCCTGCGGGGCGGAGCGTCGGCGGCTTCCATTGCGTACGCATGCCGGCGGAGCGCCACGCCATATCGACGTCGGGCTCATGATCCCAGATCGGCAGCAGATGGTGATCGCCATCCCACTCGCCGCCAATGCGGTAGCGATAAGCGCCGCTCTCCGCGGTAAAGTCGAAGAGCCGGTTGTGGCCTTTGCAGATGAGCGCAACGTCTTCCCCGCCCCATTCCTCGTTGAGGATGAGCCCGAGGCCAAACGCGGAGAAGCCGTTGTAGCGGAATGGGTACGCGCCGAGGATGACAACCTCTCGGCTCTCCGCGTCCTCCATGATCGGCGGTGCGTTGAAGCGCGCCTTGGCGAGATCGCCGCGGAGCGCTGCGACGCCAACGTCAGTGTGCTGCGTCCAGTCGATCGGTTTCACTTCGACGAGCGTGTTCGAGTGGGCGCCACGCAACAGGAAGTCAGGCGTCCATCCCTCCAGGTCGAAGGGCTCGTAGTCCCAATGCCAGCCGGCGATATCAAAGAACGCGGCCCACCGCGCCTCGAGACGCGAGCGGAATTGGCAGCCGTTGTAGACGGTCGGGTGCGCGACGTGGGTTTGCATCAGCCCCTTCCCTTCACGTTGCTGTGCTCGTGGGTTTCAGCGGAGTGGTAGCGTCCAGTGTTACAGTCGAGCTGGACGTAGCACTCGCCGGGCTTGCCCATGAGGCGGTGGTTCTTCTTCTTCCAGACGCGGATGAGGGTGCGGCTGGAATTGGGGTCGCGCTCGTATTCGCCGTCGATCTCCACCATGGGCGGATCGCGAAACGCGGTGACGCCGAAGTCCGGGGCGTTCTTCCAGTGGGCGCCGCCCGATACGCTGTAGCCGTCGGGCACATCGTAGGAGCCGTCCCGGTTGCGGATCGGGTTCTTCGGGTGCGCGACGATGGCGAAGTGAACGTCAAAGGCGCGGGCGAACATCTTCGCGCGCTTCAGGGTGCGGCGGACGTAAAGGTCTTCCCGCTCCCGGCTGTCGTAGTCGTGGTCGATCTGGGACCACGGATCGAGGATGACGATTTTCGCGCCGTAGCGCACGACGGCTGCGCGAGCGCCCTCGATGAACCACTCAAAGGTCTGATCGACCCACTCTTCCGTCCCCGGTTTTCCGTAGCCGTCCCCGTTCAGGAAGATGCAGTGATCCTCCACCCATTGCGTGGCGTTTTCGCGCTCCGCCTCTGTCACCAGATCAAGCGGCTTCCCCGTCAGGAAGGCGATGGCGTCGTTCAGGTATTCACGCTGCGGCGTCGCCTCGAATGTTCCCACGGCGAGCGCAAAGCCGTGCTGTTGCGCGATCGACCATGTGGCCGCGTTGAGCAGCGTGGACTTCCCTTCGCCTGCATAGCCCGTCCAGATGGACACTTGGCCGGGGCAGAGCGTGAGGAGATCATCCAGGCCGGATGACTTGTGAAGTTCGGGCTTCCAGATTTTGAGCGGCGGCAGCGGCGGGAGTTCGGACAGCTTGAAAACGCCGCGGGCGCGGACCCACCTGGCGCCGGCAAGGCAGGCTTTCACCTCCTCAATGCCGCCAGCCAGAAGCACGTCGTTCAGATCCTTGCACCCGCGAGGGTAGGTCAGGAATTTGCAGCGCGCCGGACCAAGCCGTGCGGTGAGATCAGCGAGCAGCGCTGCGCCAGCGGCGTCGCCGTCCACGGCGAGAATGATTTCCTGCACCGGGTCTAGAAGCTCGCGCGCCACATCAAGGCAGGCGTACTTCGCGCTATCCTTGCCCTCCTCCGTGGGCTTGGCGGGGGCGCCGGCGGCGAAGGCGATTGTACGCCAGTACCCGGCTTGCACCGCGACAACGGCGTCCAGCTCGCCCTCGGTGATCACTAGCGGCTCTTTTGCGAGCGCCTCATCCGCAAGAACGTCATGGCGCCAGAAAACCTGTTCGCCGCCCTTGGTCTGGATGAACGCTTTCTCGGCGGTTGCGCGCTCCTTCCGATTGACGATCCGCCCGTCCTTCTCGAACGGGAAGATGATCACATCAGATTTCCCATCTCGAGCGCGGCGGCTTGCGATCCCGAGCTGTTCGCAAAGGTCCGGGTCGAGCCCCCTTCCCGCCAGCCAGTCGCGGGCGCTTGCCGAAAGTGTCGCGCTTTCGCTGATCCTGATCGCGGTCATCAGCAATCCCCTTCCAGCCGCAGTGGTGACAGCGGAAGACGGCAAAGCCGGTGTCGAGCACCTGCCCGTCGCTGAGGGTGTTCGGTCCCGTCACGACGCTGAGGCACGGGTCCTTTGATTTCTTGCGAGTGTGCGAGCACTGCGGGCAGGTCTGCGTCCAGCGACGGCCAGAGCCGCGCGACGAGATGCCCAGTTCGCGGAGCGTGGACATGAGGGGCCATCAGTAGATCGGGTTGTGCTTGGCGTTGCGGTAGCGACGACCTTGGGCGTCGACGAGGACACCCGCTTGCGCCTCGTGCTTCTGCTTGCAGCCAGCGCGCTCCCAGTTCCCAAGCCAGGTCGCAATCGCTCCGCCAAAACGCTTGAAGCGCGTCCCGCTCGCAATGTGGTAGCGGCGAAATTCCCTCCACTCAAAATCCACGGTCCCGTTGATCATACCTGCGGCTGATGCAGCCTCCCGCCACACGTCGAGCGGCTCTACCGGAAGGGTTTCGACGGTTGCAAGGAACGCCTGTGGCGTCCTCGGCTTGGCAACCCGTTTGGGCTTTGCAGGGATCGGGGCTGGAGGCTCCAGCGCGAACGGCTCATCGCCCGCGCGCTCACTCAAAGATTCTTCTTTGAGTGTATCTGCCCTCTGCCCTCTGCCTTCTGTGTCAAGCAAAACTGAAGCATTTGCTTCGTCTGTTTTCTTGTGCGCCATGGGTTTTGCGCGTGACTTCCCGGATTGCTGTCCGCCACTTCTCCCGGAAGTTCGGCGGATGTCCGAGAGAAGTTCGGCGGAAGTGATCTCCTTTGTCGCCCGTTCGTTGGTGAGAAACCCGTCCTCGGTGGCCGTGAACTTGCCCTCTTCGAGCAGCCGGCGACGCACACGGCGCCACACGCGGATGTCGCATCCGATGTGCGCGCAGATGGTCTTCTCGTCGTCCTTAAGCTTCCCGCCGGTCTCGTAGAGCAGCGACAGGACGAGCGTGTAGGCGCCGATCTCTTCGAGGGAGAGAACGCGCACGCCATCGCGAAAATCGCGGGTGTAGAACTTGAACCAGGGACGAGAGGTTTCCCGCTTGGGAGCGGCGGCGCGATCTGAGGAGGTTTGCATCCCACAATCTTGCCGCTCGTCTTCGGCATGCGGCTTCCAGCGCGCATGAGGTTGGGGGCAAACAGTGGACGAATCCCGCATCTTGTGCGGCGGCGCGATTTGCGCCATATATGTCGGGTCCAAAGTGAAAACTCCTTGTGAGTTGGAGCGCCGCCCGGAGGTCGAAGACCGGGCGGCGTTCGTGTTTCTGGGGTCAGGTGGAAGAGGGCTTCTTCTTCGCCGCCTCCTTCATCTTCTTTGCGAAAGCCTTTGCTTCTTCGGCTGTAACGCGATCAGCGACACGCGACGCAGCGCGCTTGCCCTTCTTGGGTTTGAACGCGCCGGGGGATTTGCTCATGTGATTACAGAGCGCTTTTCGGCGACGCTCGCGGCGAGGCTTCGCAGCAATTCGGCGCGTGTTCGGATGACTTCCAACGCCGCCTGATCCGGGCCCTCGTACCAACGCTTCCCGTGCACGAGGTTGTCGAGCGTGAGGCAGATCGCGTTGATGATGGTCGTGCTCTCGCCATCGACCTTCAAGAACTCGGACATCTCTTCGATGTGGTCGCTCATGCGTACAACGCCCAAAGAACGAGGGCAGTAACCGCCCCCAAGGTTAGGATGCAGATGCGGAAGGCGAGCTTCATGGGGCCTCGTCCGCGCTTTGCTTTGCGACTTCGATCGCCGCCGACAGTTGGTCCCGAAGCGCTTCGGCAACATCCACCGGATAGATGATCGTGTTGTTTGGAGCACGACCGCTTATCTTCATGATGAAGGTCTTGATCGCCACCTGGCCTCCGCGAACGCCCTGAAATTCAACGTTGAGCTTGCTCATGCCTCTCCCCTTCTCAGCCAATCAGGACGCGCCTCAAGCGAGGGCTTCCAAGGTTGTGCGGGTGTGATGGTGACGCTTGGGCCGCGCGTGGGTTGCAGCGCTGTGCGCTCCACGAGGGGCTTATAGAGCGCTGGCGCCCCGCGATGTTCTTGGATCATCAGGACTTCCTTAGCAAGCGCCATGCGCCTAAGCGCCGTGGCGATCGTTCCCTCACGGGCTCCGAGAACGTCCATCAGCTCGAGCTTTGTCGCTGGCTGTTCGTGCAGCGCGTCGAGAATGCGTTGTTCAATCATCTCGCGCGCCTCGTCTCGCAAAAAGACCAAGCCAGACCACGAACGCGCAGGCGCAAACGATCACGCCTTTGAGGGAAAGTTCGACAGCCTCAATCATCCCGCAAACCTCCGCTTGCTTAGAGTGTCTTTCTTCATTGGCGCTGCTCCGTCGGGGCAAAGAGCTTGCCGATCTCGAACACAAGCGCGCCCGCCGCAAAGCAGATCACTGTCGCCATGAAGAACTCGACATGCGTTGACCACGGGGCTTTCGCGACGGGAAAGCGCGTGGCGTTGAGAGCGGTCCCGACCGCCGCTGCGCACAGGATCGCAAACAGTCCGCAGAACATCCGGCTCATTTCGCCTTCCCCTTCCCGCTCAATTTTTCCATGACGAAGGCGCGGCGCAGCTTTTCCACCGTGCGCAAATCCACCTGGCACATGCGGGAAATTTTCTTGTCGTCCATTTTGGAGTGACGGACGAACTGATCCGCGTAAGTGGGATCCCCAAACATGAACGCCGGCAGAAGGTGCTTGTAGAGGGCGGGATCGGTCTCGCGCTTTCTCATGAGGCCCTCGTGTGCTGGCCTCGCCAATGCGCGATCGCTCCCGGCGCAAGCCGCGTCGCCGCTGCGATCTGCAGGTCATTGAGCGCCGTGGTCGCAATGAGGTGACGCGCCAACGCCTCTGGCGCGAAGTCGTGTTCGATTTGAAATGGCGCGGGGTTCACCCCCAGTTCGCGCAAACTGTCCGCCGAAAGCGGTCGCAAGTTCTCAGAGCGCATCGCGCCCTCCATCCATCAGCCCATGTCCCTTGAAGAAACCCCGCCGTGCGCTCGCGCCTATTCTTGCGGAGTGGCAATGTTTGGGTCAGGAAGTGTTGGCGGGCTCGCTTTCGCCAACTCTGTTCCTGCGCGCCGACGCAATCTTGGCGAGCATGTCGCAGGTGATGTCGGTGAACCCGCGCCCGCCGGCGGCGCGGATCACTTCGGGGAAATACTCGGCCGGCACGTAGTTTCGCCGCCCCCAAAAACGGGCGGTTTGGTACGGGACACCAACTTCCTCCGCAAAGGAGGTCGCAGAGGGCCAGCGGGCGATGATTTCATCGACGGTCACGACGCAAGTGTGCGGCTTGCACAGATTCGCGTCAAGAGGGTTCTGTGCCTATCGCACGCAAAGCGGGGGGACGTTCCGGCCATGGATTCTGTAGCCTCCCGGCTTGCGGCTGCGCGCGAGTCATCCGGATACCCCCGCCCGATCGATGCCATCGAAGCGTTTGGTTTCAACGGCACGACCTACTACCAGCATGAGAACGGCACCCGCCCGCCGGGAAAGGCATCGCTGCAACGGTACGCAAAAGCGTTTGGCGTTTCGGTCGATTGGCTATCAACTGGCCGGGGCAGAGGGACAAAGCGGGGGCGCCACACTGTGACGGTGCTTTCTTATGTAGGGTCCGGGGGAGAAATATACCCGGCAGATCAGCCATTTGATGAGATTGATCCACCGCCGGAATGTCCGCCAAATGCGTTCGGACTGATTGTTCGCGGGGATTCTAACATGCCCCTATTCGAGCCTGGCGAAGTGCTTGTCTGCGTTGCGGAGCCGGACGTTTCCGCCCTGCTCTGGCGCCGGGCCGTGGTGGATATCGACGATGGGCGGCGGCTGCTAAAACAGATTGCGCCGGGGTCACACCCTACCCTTTTCACGCTGCTTTCAATGAATGCCGAGCCGATCCGTGACGTGCGGATCAAGCACGCCGCACGGATCATCTGGCGCAAGCCTCCGGGCTAGCTTTAACCTCCCATTACCAAAAAAGTGTGCGTCCGGCACACTTTTCTCTTGACGCGAATCTGTGCGTTTTGCACAGTCTCGACATGACGCGGAAATCACCCACCGGTTTTGGAGAAGAGATGCCTGATCTCAAAGGCAGGCTTCTTGCAAAGATCAGCCGGAGCGAAGCCGGATGCTGGATTTGGACCGGCGCCCAAAATAGCAACGGCTATGGCGTCATTCGCGTAAACGGAAAACTGTTCGCGGCGCATCGGGCAAGCTATCTGGCCTTCAACGGTCCGCTGCTGAGCAATCTGTTTGTTTGCCATGCGTGCGACACGCCGCTGTGCGTGAACCCTAAGCATTTGTGGCTAGGAACTGCAGCGGACAACGCCGCAGACTGCATTGCAAAAGGGCGAAGATTTCGCCCATCGGGACCATACGTTCGTGCGGAATATAAGCCCAGAAAAGCTTACCGCAAACCAATCCCGCTTTCGCTGATGCCTTACCGAACGTTGTCGCGGTTGATGGATGAGGCGGCGCGTAAACGTCACTGCGTCCAACCAATCAACGACCGCATCGCTCACCGCCTTGTCCACTACTGGGATGGTCGGTGCCCCATTGAAATCAAACTTCTCCGCGCGATTGAGCAAATCGCGTGGGCAAACGTGCGCCTTTTTTAGGAGCAAACAATGTCAACCGTTCATCAGCTTTTCCCCGGCAAGCCGCAGGCTAAGCGCCGCCGCCGGGTTGTGACCGAAAAGGCCGAAGCCGCGATCGCGGGCTTCGATCTCGCGGAAAGCGCGCTACGGCATGCGCTGGTCGAGGACCTTCCTTTTTCGGGACTGCCGGTGACGCCTGCAATTGCTGCGCGGCTTCGCGCCATCGCTGACGAGATCGGGGAAGTCTCGGCTCTTCTTGAGGCGGGCGCGCAATGAGCGAGCTCCGCCCCATCGGCTTGGCCATGGCGAACGTAGTCGCGGTGCTCCGCGATCCGCGCGTTCCCTCGACGCCTTCCAACGACACCGAAGAACTGCCCGTCCCTTCAACGCCTCGCGAAGAGGAAGAAGCCGCATGAGCGCGCCGGAAATGACCGAAGCGGAAACCTGGCAAGCTAAACTGCAATATGACGCCGCGACGCGCGCTTACGAACTTCGCGAGCTTCTCTTCGGCTGGCACGGCATTTCTCACGACGTGAAAATCGCGACCATTCGCGATGCTCTGGACTTTTGCGAGCGCATCGCCTCTGCCGGAGAACCCGCATGACCTACGCAGAAGAGGCCGAAGAGCGGGAAGAACGGCGGGCGTTGAAGCGCGAGCTTTTCGCGGATGACCTTCTGACGCTGGCGGCGCTCGCGACGAAGTTCACCGAGCACTACACGATGGTGTTCGACCAAGCCTCTCCGCAGGACCGCGAACGTCTCGCCTCCATCGTCAACCGCATCGACACCGACATCATCGCTGTTGAGCTTCAGGCATGGGCTGACGGATCAAAGCTGCAACAGGTGGCGTCATGAGCGCTTCGTATCTGACTGCGGACAATCTCGAAGATTTCGGTGTGACAGACCGACGTGAACGCGAGCGGGATTGCGCGCGGTTTGAGACGAGTGCGGAGAAAGCCCGGCGCGAGGATCTCGAAGAGCTTGACCGACGCGCTGCGGCCTTTGCGGAAAGCGCCCGGCCCTTCGCGAAGTGGTGCAGCGATCGCGGGTTTCTCGACCGCCGCGCCATCGAAGGCAACCAGATGACCCACGCTCAATCCGTGGATTTCGCCGTCGATCTCATCTCGGAAACGCTTCGGGACTCTTGGATCAACAAGGAAACGCACAAGGCATTGGGGGAATTGGATGGCTGACGGACAAGACCTTTCCCGCGAAGTCCTTGCGGCCCAGACGCTGAAAGAAGGCATCGCTGCAGCGTGTGCGGAGGATGACACTCTCCTTCTCGACATGATCGAAGGTGAGACTGGTTTGCTCGAAACCTTCGATGCCTTGTTGCTCGCGGACCTCGCGGACGCGGGCCAGCTCGAAGGCCTCGCCGGCGCCGTGAAGATCCTGCAGGAGCGCAAGGAGCGCTTCGACCATCGGATCAAGATGCGCCGGGCGCTTATCGAACGCGCCATGGCGATCCTTGAAATCAAGAAGATCGAGCGGCCAACGGCGACAATCTCGCTGACGACCCGCAAGGGCACGGGCGAAGTCGAGGACGAAGCCGCGATCCCCTCGGAGTTTTTCGACACCAAGCCGCAGCTCAACAAGAAGCGGCTCAACGAAGCGCTCGAGGCTGGCCGGGACATTCCCGGCGCCCGCCTCTCCAACGGCTCTCAATCTCTCATGGTGCGCCGGAAATGAACGCGCTTTCTCCCCACGTCTTCCGCGGCTCCGACATGCTCGCGGCCTTCACGCCTTCGCAGCTCAATCTCATCCGCCAGACGGATGCGAAGGACTGCAACGACGGCGAGTTCAACCAGTACATCGAAGTCTCGAAGGCGCTCGGGCTCTCCCCTCTTCGCAAGCAGATCAGCGCCATCGTCTTCAACAAGAACAAGCCCGACAAGCGGAACATGGCGATCATCGTCCGCATCGACGGTTTCCGCGCCATCGCGGCCCGTCACGGCGATTACCGGCCCATGGATACGGCGCCGGTGTTCGACACGGACGACGCGCTCAAGTCCCCCACGAACCCGCACGGGATCGTGCGCTGCGAAGTGCGGTGCTGGAAACAGTACGGGGCAGAATGGTTCCCCATCGTGGGCGAGGCGTACTGGGACGAGTTCGCGCCGCTGGAAAAGGAATGGGGCGAAGGCCCGGACGGACGCAGCGCACCAACTGGCAAGGAAACGCTCTCTTCGACGTGGGCGAAGATGCCCCGGCTGATGATCGCGAAAGTCGCGGAATGCCAAGCGCTCCGACGCGGCTGGCCCGAACAACTCTCTGGCGTCTATTCGGACGAAGAGATGGAGCGCGCCATCGTCATCGACGGCACGGCGACGGAAGTCGTGGCGCAACATCTCGAAGGCCAACGTCAGCAGCGCATCGGCGGCAGCAACGCCGTCATGCTTTGGGTCGCAGACGGCGAACCGTTGGAGCGCGTCGAACGCGGCTCAATCGCTGACCGCCTCTCCTACATCTATCGGACCGCGCGCAACGTCGATGAGCTCACGCGCTTCCGCACCATGAACGAAGAAGCCCTGAAGCAATTCTGGGTCTGGGAACCAGGTGACGCGCTCGCACTCAAGCGCGCCGCCGAAGAGCGCATCCGGGAGCTTTCCGAGATCGCGCAAGACTAACAGCACCCGTTCTCAGTCTTAGCGTCCCCCACCCAGCGAGATTGAGAACGGAGAAACCGGAGCGAAGCGCGGGCTGGCTGATGCGCGCTTCGCTTCCGGTGGATTTTTGGAGGGTTGGAAAATGAAGAAGTCGCCGGGGCTTGAGGCCCTTCTCGGATTGAACGTGCTGAGCTTCGACGCGGGCCGTCGCTGGGTTCGGTATCGCAACCTGTTTGCGGTTCTCGCGGTGCCGGTGAAGCTGCCGTGAGCTTCGACCGCGCGCATTCCTGCTTTCCCTGTCGCTACGCGGGGACAGGCGAAAACCGTCTGGTGCGTTGCCTTCATCCGAAGGCAAACACCCCGGAGTTTCGCACACACCTGCGCACGAATGCGTCGGCGAACACCGACCGTTGGTCGTTTCCCGACGCCTTCGACAGCCTCGGACTGGACGGCTGTGATCATTTCACCCGCACGGGGGCTTCCGCATGATCACCTCCATTGTCCGCATTCTCGCCACCTGGGGCGCAAACCACCACGGCAAGCGAGAATCCCACCACGAGCGCCGCAAGCAATTCCACGCAGCCCGCGAAGCCTCCCACCACATAGAGCGCAAGCGCCTGCTTGAATCCGCTGAAAGGGCTTCGCCGCCCAAACCGCCGCCGGCGCCCGTGATCGATCGCCCGCAAAGCCGTGCGCTTGTGGCTGCGACGAACTTCCACCCGGCCCGCCGCGAGATCGACTCTTGAAGCGTTCAAGCCTCACCCCAAGCGAGCGCGCTGCGATGCGTATCGCCCAGAAAGGTCTCTGCGGCTGTGGCTGCAAGCGCCCGCTGGGCAAGCGCGTCATCGCAGAACACACGCTCCCGGTCGGGCTCGGAAACGTCCTGAAGCCTGACGCTCTCTACCGCTGGGGCTGCGCCTATTTGAAGACGGTGAACGTGGATCTTCCCGCGATCACAAAAGCGGATCGTCAAGGGCAACGGAAGGGCCAAGCCGCCCGCCGCGCCAAGCGCAAGTCTGAGGGCAAGCCTCCCCTTCTCCAAGGCCGGGGCTTCGAGGGATCGCGGGGCTTCCCCAAAACCCTCCGCAAGAAATTGAACGGGACTGTCGAGAGGATCCCATGACCGGCCTCACCGAAGACGCAGCGATGCGTCTTGGGGCTGGACGGAATTAGGAGCGGACGATGAGCCGAAGCGATGCAGATAGAGACGTCTGGAGCGAGATGCAGCGAGACGGCGCGCCCTCGTTCGAAATTCTCTCGGACAAGACGGTGACGGCACGCAAGCCGCACGAACTCGACTGTGGATGCTTCATTCATGCTTATCCGGTTGACACCCACAAACACTTCTGCTAGTGTGGGCAAATCGGAAGGAGAATTGGTCATGTCGGCAG